TTTGAAACAACACGGTTCGTAGTATCTCCCGAAGTAAATGCCTGAGCCGAATAACTTGCACCTCCATTACGAGTACCGAAACCAGACGTTAAACGGTCAGCATTCGCAGCAACGATTTGTGCAATTTGCAACCACGCTCCGTCAATTTTATTGAAGTAAGCGATGTTAATTCCGTCAGTAATAACGCCACCATCTGCAACGTTTTCAGCATTTTTGTCCGAGAACCAAACGTTACGGAAAACAGCCTCTAAAACTGCATCTGCTAAAACCTCTTGAACATAGTTAAAGAAATCCGTACCAGTTAAATCTGGTTTTTGAACTCCTTTTTTCAAACCCCAAGCCCAAAACGTTTCTTTCAATGTGTCCCAACATTGCTCCAAACGATCTGAAATAATTTCAGGATTCCAGAACTTCTCCGATGCTGTAATTTCATTCGATCCGCTAGTTGGATCACAACCTCCAGAACCCGCACCAACAAGTCCAGTTAATTGTCCTAAAATTGCAATTTGTTTTTTAACAACTATTCCCGTTGCAACCCCGTGGAATAATTCAATTGATGGTTTCGAAAACGCACTCTCGAATACCGCTTCGCTCAACGCTTTAATTTCTTCGCCGTTGAACGTTAAATCTGCTGGATTAAATATCGCCATGATTTCTATTTTTTATTTGTTTGATTGATTACTAATTACTTGTACGCTTCGCGTTTTGCTTTCGCTTCAGCTTTCACCTCTTCTGCAGTTTTTGCAACCGAAACAGGATCAATTGGTTTTCTGAAAGCTACTGGACCTTTTGCAGGTTTGAAGTTGCTTGCGATTTTAGCGTTAACAGCCTCCAAAACTTTTTCCGTTTCAGCTTTCTCGCTAGTCATCGTGTTGATCACTTCGTCTTTTTCAGCTAATTTCGCATCCAAATTTGCGATTTGCTCTTTCAAAGCCACAACCATAACAGATAAGTCACCGTCATTGCTTAACATCTCGATAGCATCAACAAATCCACCAACAACAGTGATTTGCGTAGTTCCGTCTTCTGAAACATAAGTTCCGTCAGGTGCAGGTGTTCCGTCCTCCATTGTAACAGGGTCGCCGACCACTAAATCCTCGAACGGTGTCATTACGTTACCACCGTCTCCAGTGAACATAATGTTTAATGCAGTTCGTTCATCTTTAAATGCAGGTACTTCTACGCCTGCAAATTCTGCCAAGTTTTTAACCAACTTAGCGAATGCGCTTGTTTTGCTCATTTTCTCATTTATTAAATTAACATTTGATTTATCAATAAAGGCAACAGCCTTGTACTGCATTTTAGAAAGAATTTTTGAAGCGAAACCCAACTCGACAGCTTGCGTTGCCGTAAATTCAGTTTCTTGTTTCATCATTCCTTTGATTGCCGACTTTTCCAAGCCAGTTGTTTTCGAATACATATTCACCAAATCCTTTTCGATTGGCTCCAAATATTGCGCCATTTCCTTTAACTCGTCAGCGTTTCCAGAAACATTTGTAAATAATGGATTGTGGATCATGTAAACAGTTCCCTCCTCGATAAAACGATTTTCTTTTTCAGCCGATAAATGAATTTTTGTAGCAATCGAAGCGCATAAACCGCTCGCAATTGTTTTAATTCCTTTTACCTCTTTCAAGTAATTAAAGATTGAATCGCCAACCTCGACAGATCCGCCTGGTGAATTAATAATAACGTGAATTTCATCGCTCCCCTTCAACGCTTGAACTTGCGAAACAACGTCAGTTAAAGAAACACCTTCAACCTTGTTTCCGTTTTCATCGATGTATTCGCCACCGATTTGACCTTTAATGTAAACTTTTCCAATCATGCAACAAATGTAACTTGTTGATTTGTGGAAAATTCGCAACGCTACGAAAGAATAACTTTCGAACCTAATTTTCTACGCACCTTTTCAACTAGCGAAACAGATACTCGGAAATTCATCGCAACCTCCTCCATAGCTTGCATTTTACTGCCAGTCGCTTCGTATCTAAATTCGAAAGCGTGGAAAATATTACGATACATCAAAATACTAGTTTGGATCAATCCGCCCTTTACTAGCGCCTTTAATTCTCCGCTATTATACAAGTCGTCCAATAAATCGATTTGTCTTTTCATTCCATAAATTTAATTAAATATCCGCAGCATTTTGTACGCTCATCGCATTATTTACACCCTCCACAATATCCTGAACAATTACAACAGGCTTCGGCATACTTAAAAGGAACTCACGCATTTGTGCCTGCTGATTGAAATTACTCACATTCGAATCCGCTATCGTTCCACTAGCAACAGCAACGCCACCGCCAGCGAATCCCGGTACGCCAATTCTTGCAAACGTTTGCGCACCGCCTAACGCATTTTGTTGCGCTTCGTTTAATATCACCTCCCCAGTTCTAACAGTCGCCAGCAGGTTATCGCCATTTGCTCGTGTGATTGATTTTCCATCGCCCGAAGTAATCAATTTACCACTAACAACCCCACCCGTAGCAAATTCAGGAATCGGCTGTCCCGCAATCGCAGCGATTTCAATACCGCCCAAAACTCCAGCCAACAACGCCAACGCCACATTCGGTAAAGCCTTCGTAATCGCAACCGCAGTATTTATCGTAGCCTCCAAAACAGACGCCTGTTTTTGTTTCTTAAATTCCTCAGTTCGTATTTGCTTTTCCTTCGCTTTGTATTCCTTTTCTAGTTGTGCTTTATCCTGATTATATTTTTCTTGCGAAATCAACTGAGACTGCAACTGAGCGTCCAAACTTGCCGTGTTTGTTTCAAACGAAGTTTGATTTTGTTGCAACTCAGCATCAACTTGGTTTTTTCTTAACGCCGAAAGTTTACTAATCAAATCCGATGAAATTCCAGCAACTAAATCAACCGCAGCCTGAAAACTTGCTAAATCCTCTTTTGCTTGTTCCTCATTATCTTTTTGAATTTTATCGTTTTTCTCTTTGTTTATGTTAACGATTTCCGTCTGCGTTTTCTCTGTCTCAGTCTTAGTTAACTCGTTGTATTTTTCCTGCGAAATAGCTCCAGACTGCAACAACTTATCCAACTCGATTTGTGTTTTTTCAAACTTCTGTAAAATAGCAACCTCAGGATCAAACTTTGCCAACAACGCATCGACCTCATCCTGTGCCTTTATATACGCTTCGGCTTGTTTCAACGCAGCATCCTGAGCGATTTTTATCTGCTCATCCTTTTTTGCCTTCTCGTCATCCGTTGCCTTTTTGTTTATGTCTGAAATTTCCGCTTCTAAGGCTTTACGTAAAGTTGCCGTATCTTGTTTATATTTTTGAGCTTGCGCAATCAATTCACCGTATTTTCTTCGCGCCTCTTTAACAGCCAATTCCGTATCGCTCAAATTAAATTCGTCCTCCGCTTTCTTAATTTCAGCTAGTGCGTTAGCGCGATCTTGTTTGTACTTTTCCCCAGCTTCTCGTCTTTTCTTTTGTGCCTCCTCGTTTGCCTTTTGTTCCTCTTCGCTTTGCTTTGTGTTGAACTTTGCATTTTCAATTTTCACCTCATTGAAATACTGCTTATTCATTCCTGCAAGCTCCTTGTATTTAGTTTGATTTGCTTTGATTTCTTTTTGAATAGATTTAGCAAGCTCGAAATTTTCCTCCTCCATAGCTTTTTGATAAACCTTAGTTTTGTTTCTAATAGCATACAAAGCGTAATTCATATCATTTTCACGCGCTTTCTTTTCAGTCGCTAATAATTCCAATCTTTTTTTCAATAAAACGTCCTCGCTTTGATTAGTAGCCTCCGCCATTCTCAAACGATTCTTTGCCCCCTGCACCATTTCTTTATTCTGTGCATCCAAACGCTCGCGTGTTTTTTCCAAACTAGCGTTTAACTTTTCGTTTGCCTCCTCCGCCGTTTCAGTTTCAGACGTGAAATAAACAATCGCCGCAACTACTGCAGCAATAGCCGCAATGATTAAAAATATAGGATTTGCAAGTATAGTTTTTCCCAAAGAAACCAAAGCCGAACCCATGTTTTTAAGTCCGCCAATCATTTCCTTAAACGTCATTCCTTTCGCAATCGACTCCAAAGATTTCGCCTTTTCAGCAACTCCCTGAAAATCCAAATTTGTTAAATCGTCCTTTAACATTCCAAAAGTGTTCCCCAACTTCTCGAAACCACTACCAGAAGTTTGAGCCTTTACCGCATCGTTTGCATCTTTAATTTTATCCGCCAATTCACCCGCACGCTTTGACCCCTCGATAAACGCTTCCGAGTTTGGATCCATCGTGGCTAATTCCGCTTTTAATTCTTTCAGTTGTGTTTTTAACGACTTCGTTTGTTCCTCCTGCTGACCGTAAACAAAACCAACTTTTCGCGCCTCTTTTTCAGTTTTAGCGAGTTGTTCCTCCTGCTGTTTTAATTCGTCATTCGCTTGGTTCAAAGTAGCGTTATTCATCTGAACCGCCTCCGTATAGAAATCCACATTTTCCTGCAACGATCGATATTCAGCCGAAGTCGTATCGCCACTTTTTGCTAGATCATTTAACGCCTTTGTGTTTTTGTCCAATTCTTTTTGGTTTGAACTCATAGCGTACCCTATTTGATTGACCTGCTTTTTCATTACATCCAATTCCGTATAAGCTTTCTTAATGCTTTCAGCATACAATCCAACGTTTCTACGACCGTCCGAAGCACTCAAAGCGTTCTCGTTTAAAGCGTCATTAATCGCCTTGTATTGCTCCGTTATTCTTCGCCGCTCTTCCGTTTTTTTTCTCTGGTCCT